GTCAGAGTTTCCTCCGAGACTTCTTATTAATAGGATGTGAGTGACACTGAAGGCTGCAAAACTAGGCGCTAAACCCATCGGTTGCCCTGACCCAAAACGGGCGGGTCCGAAAGGTGTCTCCCAATCTAAAAGGGAGATATCCTTAAACAGATTAATATCTTCTATCAAATCTGGAAACAAGTCCGTAAGGACTTGAATCTGGATCTTTAGTGGGAAACTATCTGTCGCGCTAGTAAGATCTATTGACCATGCTTTCTCTCCATTCTTGAGTTTGGGTATAACCCACTCAATGATAGAGAGTTGGTCATGGACACAGCTCTCAGGCAATGCTTTTAAAAAAACATCACAAGCCTGCTGCAATCGTGAAGTAGCAATCTGAAGCCCAATAAGTGGGTTGGCAATAAATCGGAGCTTTAAGCCCCTATCCTTTGTCAAACAACAGATCTTTCCTGCTATTTCAGAGTGATGGTCCCAGAAAGGGCGATGCCCTCTGGAAACTAGTACCATCTCCACAGAATAGTCTGCCTTCCACAACTTAGAAAAAACGTTGCGGTGGCGGTAGACTAGATGTGGGCAGTAATCTAAAAGTGTGTAAAAATGCATATCCGGGGTAACGTCTTTAGTGACAATACCTAAAAACGGAGCGCGTTTTACATCACTCAAAGGTATGTGCTCCTGAAAATGGGAAATAGTGGTTACCCACTTTCCTGTTTTCCGGTCCTGATCAGAAAGCATAATCGTAGGCAATTCGCCTTTAACTCGGCGCTTTGCTGTAGATGATCTATAAGCTGACCATTGTTCTTCGGTAGCTGGTTTTGAAACCCATCTACCGTAGACACGTGCAACACGGTCCATTCGGATCGCGTCTTTACGAGATAGTGCCGCTTTCCTGAATAAAACTCCCCAAGGGCCTTTTACAAGACCTTTGGAATTGAGTTTAATCCCGGTTAGATCACCGCTCAATAGAGCGGCTTTGATGCATTTAAGACGTTTCACGACGAAAGCGATACCGTTTTCAGTTTCGAGACGCGATAGCTCGGCAATTATGCTGAGCGAGTGCATCCGGTTCAATCGTTGTGACAGGAAGATATCTAATAAGATATTTGATTCTTTATCTGTTATGACCATAAGACCTCACAGTGTTAAAGGAACAAAAGCCCTGTATGCATTAAGGGCTGGTGCAATCGGCCTCCATAGAGCTGATCTAACGATTGATTAGTCTATTGTATAAGCGGTCGTCGGAAAATTTACGAGCCTTGAGCTCGTTAACGTTTCTCACGATGCTACGCCCAATAGATTCAATCACTTTAAGATCGGCCTTGGAGTAGTCAATTGTTTCAATAAATCTAACCAGATCCTCTAAAGATACCTCATTTTTAGGTATGAACTTTACACCGTCAAGAACTCCGGCTTTTACAATATTATCCGCCGAGCCTCCTGGTTTCTTCCTAGATAAGGCAGTTGTCATCGCGAATAAGGCCCTATTCAGCTCTCTTCTGTCAGATCTATTTTTGAGTCTTTCTCGGAATAGATGCTGGACAGGAGCGACTGAATTAGTCTTAGACGCTTTCATCAACGCAGTCAGGGTTGAGAGCAGTAGACCTCGGAGGGCCTCATCATCCGATGAGGCTATGGAAGCTGAGGGTATCAACATGTGTATTGTCCTAGAGTATGGTTAAATTTAATCTCGGGTTGACACCCGAGGGCAGAACTGGCTAACGCCAGT